GCGGATCGAGGAAGTTTTGGTTCTTCAAGAGTTCCTCTGGGGCGTAGGTGAAGTCCTCTTCGGATGCGATCTCACGTGGGAGAAGGGCCGACGCGAGGCCGGTGCCCGCTTGCATTTGGCAGTCAGCTTCCTTCGCCGCGGCGCCTGCGCTCGGGCCGACGGTTTCTTCGGCACCGATCGGGGCCATCTCACGCTCGACGAGGGTGTACTTGGACTTACTGTTGCTCATGTGCCAAAGGAAAAAAATCAAAACAGCGACGGCGGCGACCATCAAGGCTCGGCGGGTTCGATCCTTCATCATTAGTTATATATACATTACACTTTTTTTTTATTCCTCTACCTGGACATCTGCCTCGATCGGCTCGGCCTCGGCTGGGTCCACCTGGATCACCTCGGCCTCGGGCTGCTGGGCCTCCGGCTCGGCTTCTGGCTCGGCCTCTGGTTCATCATCGCCTTCCTCTTCCTCGGCGAAGGCATACTCTTCTGGGTATTCAGAAACCACCGGGTCGGCGTGCATTTTCACCTGAACGAGGTTGTACAAAGGCCCGAATGCCTTCTTCGCGAACCAAAGGCCTGCGAACTCGACGATGCAGTTCACGAGCTTACCTTCCTGAAGCTCGGTGAAATCGACGCTCTCGAGATCGGAGTTGAACACCCTGGTCGGTGGGATGCGCTCGGCGGAGACCGCGTCGTCTGGGGCGCTGACCGTGTACGCAGACTGAATGACTGCCGCGCTGAGCACCTTCCCGAACCACGACTTGGAGTTTTCTTCCGCGGCCTGGGTGTTGCATGTGTCGATGGCCGTGATCTTCTTCCTGTTCGCGGGTGTGTTTAGGGTGAGGGTCACTTCACCACCTTCGCTTACGGAAGCCACTGTGACCTTGTTCAGCTGCACGAAGTGTTTCTTCTTCTTGTCCTCGGCGAGGGCCTTCACAAAGTAGAGGCCATCATCTCCCTTGGTCGGTTCAGTGAAGTGCATATTTTGTTGTTCTATCGACGGTTCATGTCTTTAAACCAACGAACGGCAGGAGGGACGAGGATACGAGGATTTTTTTATTCACCCACGCGTCCCGTTTAGGCCTGAACCCATAGAGGAGCTTGTAATTGTAGGGCACGTCGAGGATCTTGTTGGCGATGTTTTCGTTCGCGGACGCCGGCCTGTAGCCGTACTGGTTCCCTATGTATGCGTTGGAATTGTTCTTCACCCACTTCATGAGTTCCGTGTTGAAACGATGCCGCCCGTAGGTTTTCCTGAAGCCCTGGAAGTTGATTGGCACGGACGTCTTGAGACCAATCACGAACTGGGTCACGACTTTCCTGAGCACGGGTGGGGTCGTGTATTCCTCGTACTTGAGTGGGTTCACCCTGGCCGCGGCGCGCATGTCCACGTCCAGGAAGGGTTTGATCGACCGCCTGGGCGTTTTGATTTTCTTGTACACCTTTGCGAAGATTTCATCGATGTTCTGAGTACTCTTGAAATTCATTTTCGGATCGAGCACTTTTGCGAGTTTGATCATGCGCTTTTTATCTTTGGCCACTTTGTCCTTCCTGAGCCCGAGTTTTTGAAGTAAGTAGACGTCGTCGAAGAGGAACCTGATCCCGGCGATGGCCACGCGCTTGTCTTGGATGATGGCGTTGCTGTCTTTGTTCCTGTACACAATCCCTCGGTTCTGTGACTGCACAACCTCGTACCCGAACTCCCCGCCGCGCATGATTGGCACGTCCAGGATCCCACCGATCGTGGTCTGGACCACGCGCCCTTTCTCTGGGGAAAAGTACCCGATATTCAGGTCGAGGGCGAAGAGTTCGACGTCGATGAATATGTCCCCGGTGGATGGGTCCGGGCCCGGGCTCTGTTTATTTTTCTTGATGAGCGTGTACCTTCGTGTGAGCCACGGCCCATTCGTGGTGAAGGAAATTCCCAAAAATTTTTTCAATTTAGACTTGTCTTTGTCGATGCGTGCTTTGATCACCTTGTTGTAATTCTTCGCCGTGGCCCCGAGGTGGTCCCACAAGATGAGCTTGAGGCCTTGGAGTTTCCCGAAGTACTTCGCGTCGTACTTCACGCGCGGGACGAACTTGGTGTCGATGTCTCCCGTGACCACGCGGTCTTCGCGAGGGAGGTGACGGTTGAATGCTTCTCCACCGGAGATGATCAAGTCACCCATGCTCTTGAGTGAGGAAGTGAGATCACCGATGATCTTCAACACGATGTCTCGGGTCACGTCCGTGACGTACGCCTGGACCGCGCCATCAATCGACCGGTCTTTGTGAAGACGGTGAAGCCTCTTCCGGAACGCGGACAGGTCGTTCTTCTCGAAGTAGTGTTCGAGGACCTTATCACCGAAGAACAGAGTTTTCCTGAGGTGATCCTTGATGCTCGCCTCGGAGTAGATTTCGGTATCCATTAATATACATCTCGAAAAAAACGTGGCTTAAAGCAATAGCTCCTGAATAACGTAGAATATCATGAGCACCATGGAGCAAGAAATCGCTGAGATCAAGTCCGAACTTAAGTCCATCGCCCGCATGTGCAGACGCATTCGCGCGCACCAGGAGGACCCGGACGGCACCAAGAAGGCGGAGCGAAGCAAGAACAACGGCTTCAACCGCCCGCAAAAGATTTCCGAAAAGCTCGCGGCTTTCCTCGGCACCGGGGATGAAATGATCAGCCGAAGTGAAGTGACTAAGCGCGTCACGGCATACATCCGGGAAAAGGGCTTGAAGCACCCGGACAACGGCCGCATCATTCTCATGGATGATGCCTTGCGCAATCTTCTTCAACCGCCGGCTGATTTGGAGCTCACCTTTTTGAACATCCAAAAGTATTTGACGCCGCACTATGTTAAAAATTAAATGTGTAATAAATCTATACATGTCCATCACTCGTCAACAAATTGAACAACTTGTTGGTACAAAGATCAATGACCAATCTCTATACCAAAAAGCGTTCACCCACAAGTCGGCGTTGAAGGAAAACGACCACTTGAGTTCGAGTTTCGAGACTTTGGAGTTTTTAGGAGATAGCGCGCTTGGTTTCGTCATCACCAGATGGCTCTTCGACCGCTTCGAGCGGCAACAAGAAGGTTTCCTCACCAAGGCTCGCACCAAACTCGTGCGTGGTGAGATGTTAGCGTCGATCGCGAAAAAGCTCGGGCTCCAGAACTACGTGCTCATGGATGAGAAAGGGATGAAGCACGGGTGGTTTATGAACCAGTCTATATTGGAAGACGTCTTCGAGGCCTTGTGTGGGGCCATCTATCTCGACCTAGGCCTCGTGCACATGAAGGCCTTCGTGTTGAGGATCTACGAAGACCCATCCATGGTTGACATGCGTTGCATCACCGTGGACGACAACTTCAAGGATCACCTCATGCGGTACACACAGACCCACGGCCTACCACTCCCGGATTACAAGGTGGTGCAGCACGTCGACGGGATCTTTCACATCGACGCCTGCGTGGACGGCGTGTGCCTGGGGCGAGGATCGGCGAAGAGTAAGAAACAAGCTGAACAAAAAGCGGCCAAAGCATTTTTTTACCCACACACACATAAACAGTAGGTGTGCATTCATTAGCAAGCGAAGAGGTCCATGCATCCCAATGTGGAGAAATTAATCGCTCGCGAGTACGCGGCACAGAAGTCCGAAGAATGGTTGGCCCTCCGTGGGAATATGCTCACGGCGAGCGACGCCGCGACGGCCATCGGGGTGAACAAGTACCAAACCCCGCACGACTTGTTGTTGAAGAAATGCGGCGTCGGTGAGAAGTTCACGGGAAATGAAGCCACTCGGCACGGGGAGAAGTACGAGGACGAGGCTCGGATCGTGTACGAGGAGCGCCACGGGGAGGTTGTCCATGAGATCGGGTTGTGCCCGCACCCGGTGCACAAATGGTTGGGTGGTTCACCGGACGGGGTCACGGAGAGTGGGAAGTTAGTGGAGATCAAGTGCCCGATGTCTCGTGAGATCAAACCCGAGGTGCCCGAACACTACATGCCGCAGCTTCAGTTGTGCATGGAAATTTTAGATTTGGAATCGTGTGACTTCATCCAGTACAAACCGGCCGAGTTCAACTGGCCGAAGCCCGAAGAGTTCGTCGTGGTGCACGTGAAGCGCGACCGCGGGTGGTTCGAGAAGTACCTCCCCGTGATGCGAGAGTTTTGGGAGAAAGTGTTGTGGCACAGAGAGCACGGGATTGTCCCACCAGAGCCGAAGAAAAAGCGACCACGCAAGGAAGAACCTCCAGCCGAGTGTGAGATCATGGATATCTCAGACGAAGATAGCAATTATTTTCCTCAGTAATAATATATAATCAGAACATGTTTGAAAAGACCGTTGGATCCCGCGCCGAAGTCGCACACGGGACCGCCAAGCACACGAGCGGTGGCCTCACTCGCAAGGACCTTTTTTTCGACAAGAACGACGGACGATGGAAGAGCGTCAAGGCGAGTGATGCCGCGAACGACCGCCTCAAGCGCGAAGGCGACGCGCACTTGACGTCCATCTGGAAGCCGAAGAAGTCTGGCTTCAAGCTTCAAGCGAAGGAAGGCACCAAGGAATACGAAAAGAAAATGAAAAAGTTTGAAAAGAAGCAAAAGGACCTCACGAAGAAGTAAAATAAATCTCACTTTTATATTAAATGTCTAACCGTGATTTGTGGAGAGAGGCCGTGCAGATCGCAAAGGTCGAGTCCAACATCAAAGATGAATTCACCCGTCTTCCCATGCATGTGTTCAAGAAGGCTCAGGCCGTGCACGAGCTTTTGAAGCTCGACAACGCTAAGCCACGTCGCTGAACTGGAACCCCTTGAGGCGTTCTGGCTCGAACACCATGAGTTGATGCAACTTCCAAACGACACCGAACTTGCGGTTCAAGAAATACACAGAGCCCATCTCGATGATGGCCCTTCCTGAATTTCTTGAATACAGCCCGTGCGCGATGTCATCCTCCAACCGCTGGCGGTCGGCGTTGTACACGGTGGCGCGCATGCGTTCGTGCATGTCCGTGTCCACCTTGACCCTGAATTTAGGTGGGTGGCCACCCTGGCCTTCCTTGATGTTGGAGTTGAACATGGCCTCGAGTTCATCCCTAGGCGTGGCCTTTCCGAAGATGGCCTCGCTCTGTTTCTCGACTTCGTCGATCACTTTGGATTCGATGGCTTGCATGATCTCGTAGAATTTCTTCACGTACCCACCCTCTTCATCGTACCCGGTGAGGCTGAAGTCGAGGTTGTATTTGGTCGGGCCCACCTCGGGGGTGAACCCGCTCACACCGAAGGGCATGTACAGCCGTGGGATCTGGAACCGGACGTGACCGTTGTCGGTGTTTGAGATGACGATCCTTTTGTTTTTGTATTCATTGAATTGGATGGTATCGATAGCTTCTGTGAATTTCAACATCGTCGCTATTCTAAAATAAATAATAAACTTTAAGCGGAACACGCCACGCACGTGTCCGGGTCTAGGCTGAACTGGATCGGGCGAGCCTTGGCGCGCGAGCGGAGGTAGTACATCCCAGTCTTCAACCCAGCTTTCCACGCGTACATGTGCATGGATGAGAGCTTGGACATCGTCGGACTTTCCATGAATAAATTCATACTTTGGCTCTGGCAGATGAACCGCCCGCGGTCGGCCGCCATGTCTATGATGCACTTCTGGCTGATCTCCCACACCGTCTTGTACCGTTCCTTGATGTCTTTGGGGATGTCCACGATGTTCTGCACGCTCCCACCAGACTTGATCATGAGGTCCTTCATCTCTTTGGACCACATCCCGACCTCTTGGAGATCCTTGACGAGGTGTTTGTTCACGACGACGAACTCACCGGCTAAAGTTCTCCGGAGGTAGATGTTTTGCGTGTACGGTTCGAAGGCTTCGTTGTTCCCCAAGATCTGGGCCGTGGATGCCGTGGGCATCGGGGCCAGGAGTAGGGAGTTCCTGAGCCCGTGGGTTTTCACCTTGAGTTTCATGGCTTCCCAGTCGTACCGACCACTGAACTTGGTTTCACCGTCCCACATATCGAACTGGAGGATGCCCTCGGACGCCGGGGAGTTTTTGAAACTGTTATAGGAACCTTTGGCCTGAGACAACTCCGCACTCGCTTCCAAAGCCCCGTGGTAGATGGTCTCGAAGATGTGCGCATTCATCAGCCTCGACTGTTCGCAGTCGAAGGGAAGCTTGCACAAATTGAAGACGTCGGCCAAGCCTTGGACACCTATGCCTATCGGGCGGTGTTTCTTGTTGGACAGACCAGCTTCCAGGACCGGGTAGTAGTTTCGGTCGATCACGCGATTGAGGTTTCTCGTGACAATCTTCGCAATGTCGTGGAGTTTGTCGTAGTCAAACTCCTTGGTTTCCACGTTCACGAATTTCGGAAGGGCGATCGAGGCCAGGTTACACACCGCCGTCTCGTCCTTATCGGTGTATTCCAGAATCTCAGTACACAAGTTGGACGACTTGATCACTCCTAAATTTTTTTGATTACTCTTGGAGTTGCACGCATCCTTGTACAACATGTACGGCGTGCCAGTCTCGGTCTGGCTCTTGATGATGGCCTTCCAGACGTCCATGGCGGGGATGGTCTTCCTGGCCAACCCCTCACGCTCGTAACGTTCATACAGGGCTTCGAATTCTTCCCCGTAGACGTCGGACAACCCTTCCGCCGTGTCTGGGGAGAATAAACTCCACGTGCCATTCTCTTCCACCCGCTTCATGAAGAGGTCGGGGATCCACAAGGCCGTGAACAAGTCTCGGCAGCGAGCCTCCTCATCCCCTTGGTTCAAACGAAGCTCGAGGAAGTCGAAGATATCCGCGTGCCACGGCTCGAGATACACAGCGAAGGAACCTTTTCTTTTTCCAGCCTGGTTCACGTACCGTGCCGTGGAGTTGTACACTCTCAACATCGGGATGATGCCATCGGACGTGCCGTTGGTACCTTTGATGCGCGACTTGTTCGCTCGCACGTCGTGGATGTGCAGGCCAATCCCCCCGGCCCACTTGCTGATCTGGGCGCAGTGCTTCACGGTGTCGTAGATCCCGTCGATCGAATCTTCCTTATTCGCCACCAAGAAGCAACTCGACATCTGCGGCCGAGGCGTGCCCGCGTTGAACAGGGTCGGGGTGGCGTGGATGAAGTTCCCCTTCGACATGTGGTTGTACGTCTCAAGGACAGATGGGAAATCGTTCCCGTGGATCCCGATGGACACGCGCATGAACATGTACTGCGGGGTCTCCACCAGTTCACCATTCACCCGCTGAAGGTAGCTTTTCTCCAACGTTTTCAGGCCGAAGTATTGAAAATCAAAATCTCTAGACGGGACCACGTGATCTTTGACGCCTTCGGCCACGGTGACAACCTCCTGTGTGACCACCCCAGCCTCGTGGAGCTTTTTCATGGCTTCCAGGAAGTCATCCGGGGTGATCTTTTGGATGTTCGACGCCGTGATCCTCGTGGCCAAGGTCTCGTAGTCAGGGTCGGAGGTGATCATCCCCACACACGTCTCCGCGGACAGGGTATCGATCTCGGTGGTCTTGATTTCGTCATACATGGAGGAGAAGACTTTTTGGGCAACCTTCGTGGCGTCGACGGTGGGTGAGAGGCCATCTGTCAAGTTGGAGATACGTTTGACGACTTTGTCGAATTGCATTTCTTCAACATGACCGGATCTTTTGATGACTCTCATTTTTTGTTTGTGAACTACTATATTACCGATTGAATTTTTTAATTGCATTTAAAATCCTTGGCACGCACTGGGACAGCGCCGACCGTCTCCAATTGTCTATTCGGCTGAAGGAGGTAGGTGTTCACGAAGAATGGGCCGTCCTGGCCACCTTTGGTGATCGGGGCATAGGAGCCGACGAAGCACTTGGGCGCGGTGCACGCTGGGGCCTCTATGATCGGCTGAGTGTTCGGTTCGAAGTCCGCGGGGATGATGGGTTGCATCTTTGAAGTAGCCACAGATTTTAATTTGTTGGGCTATATTAAATGTGCGATCGTGTCATCGACATCAGTTCCATCAAGCAGTGCGAGACCCCTCTGAACACTTTGTTTTTCTCAGAGTTCAACATGAACCTCCTCCAGCGCGGGATCCGCATCAAGTTCAGGAAGGAGACGGGGATCGCCATCGATAACCAAGACCCGGCGAGCTTGTTCGCGATCATGCGAAGCGTCTTCATCAACAACGCCGCCGATCACTACTCCAGGGTGAACGAACAAGTGCGCGACATGAACGAGCAGGTGATCAAGATCGCGTTCGGGCAAATCAAGACTGGGGTCACGCAGTACCTCACCTACGTCCGAGACGTGGACAGCCTGGCGTTGCCGATCGATCTCCCAGTGAACACGAGCTCGTACGGGAACAAGTTCGGGGACGCCAATGACAATATTGGTTACTAATAACAAATGCTTCGGTATGCTGCTTTAACGAGAGAACTTCCAAAAGTCATCACAAGACTTCAATCCAGGGGTGAGAAAATAATTGTCGACTACGCCAGGGAAAACTGCGACGCGTCCGATGCCGGGGCCGTGGCAGACATGAACCGGGCCGTCATGCGAACCCTCCCCGCTGGATCGATGTGTGCTCTGAAGATATCTAGCTTCGGTGGTCCAGACATGGCCATGGAAGGCATAGACGTCCTGGCGCGGCATGGGAAACTTCACGGGATCAAGGTGTGCATAGACGCCGAGGACGTGGTGTACCCAGAGCTCACCTACAACATCTTGGCATCACACAACACCCCCGATCGGGCACACGTGTACAAGACGTACCAGATGTACAGGCGCAAGGCTATGGACGAACTCCTGGAGGACATCGAACACGCACACAAAGACAAGGTGATGCTCGGGGCCAAGCTCGTGCGCGGGGCATACCTTCGCACTCAAGACGGGTTGTTCGACAACAAACACGACGTCGATCACGAGTACAACAAAGCGCTGGCGTACGCACTAGTGTGTCCGCACGTGCACACCATCGTGGCCACACACAACGAGCGTTCGCTTCGTTACGCGTCCAAGTTCGACCAAGCTCGGTACGTGACGGCCCAACTCTTGGGCATGGGGCGACCGCTCGGAAAGGTGAACTACCGCTACGTGGCGTTCGGCTCACTCAAAGAACTCACACCTTACCTATTCAGGCGCCTCTGCGAACGCGCCTCGTGGAACTGAATGCCGAACCTGTGTGTCATGAACTTCTTGGCCAAGCCCATGGATGGGTAGCTCCACAACAACCACCGGCTCCAGAACCCGGCCGTTCGGACACCACTGATCTGCCAGTTCTCTTTAGTGCTCGTGTCCACGCGCGCCATGAGGCGGTGGATCTCCGACGGATTTCTTTCCAGCTGCACAAACTTCGGGATCACCCCGCCGTGCCTCTTCACGTAGGCTCGCATCCTGGCCGGGTTCCTGTGCAGGGTGTAGTCGCTGTACCCGGCACCTCCGAAGTCCACGTGTTTGCCGTCAGTGAACACTACTCTGTACTTGTGCTTAGGACTGGGGCTCTTTATCAGGGCGACCTTCATCTTAATGTACATAAACATTTTTCACGTTGAATGAGTAAGTTCTATTTTCCAAAGTCATGGCTAACATCGCCGCCTTTGAAAACTACCTTCTCGCCAACAACTTTAAACCGTCAACCATCCGCCAGTACAAATCCATCGTGCGCAAGGCCGGCGTGGCCGAAAAGCCCAAGCGCGTGACACTCAAAACCCTTCACAACCTTCGACTTTCCGACGACGACCCGAACGGCCACAAGTATCGTGCCCTCCTGTGCTACCACAAATTCCAATACAATAAGCCAATCTACGCTAACGGTCCGCGCAAACAAAAAATTCCATTCATCGATTTC